CTCGGTGAATGGGTACGTGACAATTTGTCTGGAAATCATGTAGGTAAGTCTTGCCCGACGGTAGAGGGGACCCCCCGCCTCGTGCCTCGGCACTCGCTAACGCTCCTCGGGACCCCCCCCCTCTACCTAGAGGGCGCTTTATTTTCTTGTTCTAAGCTTGGGGTATTTGCTGACTAAGCAGGGCGTGCCAAATCACTTATCCTCTACGGCGATACCAGATTGGGGAAAACCCTTTGGGCTCGCAGTCTAGGCAGCCACGCATACTTCGGTGGCTTATTCAACATGGAGGACGCCCTAAACTTGGATGACGTCGACTATGCTATTTTCGACGATATGCAGGGTGGATTTGAGTTCTTCCACGGGTACAAGTTTTGGTTAGGTGCACAGGCTGAGTTCAATGTCACGGATAAATATAAGGGCAAAAAAAAGATTCAGTGGGGGAGGCCTTCAATTTGGTTATGTAATGTCTGCCCTTCCGGTGAGAAGGTAGACTGGGACTGGATAGAGGGGAACTGCACGATCGTGTGTGTTGATACACCTATCTTTCGTGCCAATACAGAGTAGCTTCAGGTTCAAATGTTAAATACGATGATCCACCTATGATCCTTCCAGGGCCTGGTTGAAATACATCTATGACGTAAACATCGCCCATACCTCGCTTATCCAGAACGGAGAACGAGGAGTTAACTGCAACGGTAGCACCTCCCTCATCTCCATCGTATTGGAGAGTTTTGTTCATGGGGTGCCACATTGTGTATGTCTTGTTCATACCCTGGGCGTTACCAGGATTAATTTGGCGAGTTCGGTCGTACATCAGATCGACACGTGTCGTGTCTACTGGAGCGGTGATGAAAGACTTCCAATCGACATTTTGTTGGCCCTTCCAGATGACATCATCGAATGCGCCACCTATGACAGGCTGATTGACCACACGAGCCCAACCATTGTTGGTTTCGGCAGCAACTCGGAAGTTGATCGTATTCCCGGAGTTAGGGGCGGCGGTAGAAGTGCGGAAGTCCGGATTCTTCGAGGCGAAAACAATACGGCGCCACGACCATGGGAGGCCGTCATTAGTGCCGATCTGGACCCGTTCTTTGAGCCCACGCATGAAGCAGTTGTCGGAGGTACGAGCATTCTTCTCGATTATGCTATTGGGCGAATTGCCCATCGTGCCGAGGTCACGAGCAGTACAACACCATACTGACAGTGCACCTGCGGTGTACGTGGGGACGTTGTTTGTGTACGTGGTGCTAGAGTTCTGACTACCTTGGCTGACGTTGGAAAACACCAACATGGTATCCTGCTTCTTACGGCTTGTGATGTTCAGGAGGGATCGTCGGCTCATTGTGCGGGATTTTCGGAACTTGGCGCGGGTATAGCGTCTTGGCCTTGCGGTACGCCTGGTTCGCCTTCTTGCCCGATACGAGGAGGACTTGCGTCGGCTGGAACGATACGCCATTTTGGGTTTGGCTTGAGGGATTTTTTTGCGATGACATTGAGGGCGTAAGTGAGGGGGGGTGGGTCCTTTTATAGGTATATAAGGTGAGTCTGAGTCCTGGACACAGTGGGTATAACATTATAAACCCACTGTGACTCAATCACATGACCTTTCAACTCAATTGTCGTTATGTCCTCCTCACCTATGCTCAATGCGGAGACCTGGACCCTTTCAAGGTTTCGGACTTACTATCTGACCTGGGAGCAGAGTGTATCATCGGTCGGGAGGATCACCGTGATCAAGGGGTTCATCTCCACGCTTTTGTCGACTTTGGAAGGAAATTCCGTACGCGTAAACAACGGTTTGCCGATGTTGATGGCCGCCACCCGAATATCCAACCATTTGGAAGAACACCAGAGAAGGGTTGGGATTATGCAATCAAGGATGGAGATGTTGTTGCGGGGGGACTCGAGCGACCAGCAGGAAGCTCAGTTTCTGAGGCTGGCGATGTCTGGAGTCAAATTGTCTTGGCAGAGAGTGTTGGAGAGTTTTGGGATCTGGTTCGAAGCTTGGCTCCAAGAGCTTTACTTACCAGCTTCAATTCACTTCGAAGTTACGCCGAGTGGCACTATCGACCCGAACCAGCTCCATACAGCACCCCGGATGGCATCTCATTCGACATATCAGGCTTTCCGGAACTCGGTGAATGGGTACGTGACAATTTGTCTGGAAATCATGTAGGTAAGTCTTGCCCGACGGTAGAGGGGACCCCCCGCCTCGTGCCTCGGCACTCGCTAACGCTCCTCGGGACCCCCCCCC